GTAAAGGTGACACTATTACTTTTACGGCAACTGTAACACCGTCTGACAAAGACGCTAAATTTGGGTTTTTCAAAAGACCTAGAAAAGCTGTCATTTCTAAAGTGAGTAATTAAGAATGGAGAATGAATACAACGTTGAGCCTATCAACTATCAAGATTGCTTGCCTTTCATATTGGATATTCACTATGCGAGGCGAGTACCCTCGATAAGTTGGGCATTCGGGTTATTTAAAAAAGGTGACAATCCTCACGATCTGTTCCGCATTGGGCCACTCGTGGGGATTGTTTCGTTTGGCACTCCACCATCACCTTCGTTATGTGAGGGTGTTTGTGGCGTTGAACACAAGGAAAATGTCATCGAGCTTAATCGACTTGTACTCCGTGACAATTTGAAAAACGAAGCATCCTTCCTAGTAAGCCGTGCCTTAAAACTATTGCCCAAACCAAAAGTAGTTGTTTCATACGCTGACACGGCTCAGGACCACACTGGGGTGATCTATCAGGCTCTCAACTTCGTTTACACTGGTATGAGTGCTAAAAGAACTGAGTGGGTTGTCCGTGGCTCTAATCTACACTCTAAGACCATTGTATCGCAGAGTACATTGGAAGAACGTATAGCCAACCCAGAAAAATATGAGGTCGTAGATCGATCCCAGAAACATCGATACATTTATTTTTTAGGTAATAAACGTGAAAAGAAAGAATTGAAACAGGCTCTGCGATATAAAATCAAAGATTCATATCCAAAAGAATCTATTGATACTCAGTCTCCCACAACCACCGAGACATCAACAAAGCCTCAGATCGGTCTGAGTGTTTCTTCAAATTGATTGGAGCGTCTGGAAACATGGTCAGGGCTAATGCTCTGGCCTGTTCTTTATCTGCCGTGAGTCCAAAATATTTTTTCCATACTTGAGGCGTTACATACCGCAGTTCGATCTTACTGACACTTGCCACGCAAGCACGAGCACTGCCGAAAGAGTCACCCAAGCTAAATACTGAACTAACCCCTTGTTGCGGGTGAGCGTGAACTCTCTCAATAACGCACGAAACAAAATCTTCAGGTTCACCTTCCTTACGAGTTTTTTGTCGCAATAAATTTATCGTAGCCGTTACATCAACTTCCCATTTAACTTTACCACCACCTTTATTCATTACTGGCATATCGTGTACGGATTGAAACTGCCCATTTTCCAAAATACCAATGGCTCCGGTTAAACCCGGATCAATTCCGACAGTTATAGTCATAATCCTGTGTAATCCTCACAACCAACAAGTTGATTTTGTGGAGTTAAAGTTACGTTATGTAACGTGCAACGCCATTCCCCATTATGACTCGGTACAGAATTTTGGCAAGTTCTACAATGAAATAACGGTTTTTCTTCTTTGACGCATACGCTACGCATATCGCACCATTTGCATTGAAAGGCACTTCCATCATCACTTATGCCTGTTGGCCTCATACGAGCGTTTACGAGCGATGTAATACGTTTCTGAAGGTTCTTTTGATCTTTAATACTTGGTTGAATACGTTCAACATAAAAGTTTTCATCGTCTTTACAGACAGCAACATATAACCCACGTTTAAAATTCCCCAATGCCATACTGATTTGTACTTGTGCATAGTGTTCCGGTTTAGATTCTTTCACACCGTGTCGCTGTAACGCACTAAAACTTTTTTTGTTATGTGTTTTTATTTCAAGCAAATGAGATTCTGAACTACGAGGAACATTTTTAACAACACCATCTGCACGGCAGACAAAATGACCAGTAGAATCAGGAAACTCAAACTGAGATCCATATTCATTTACTGCCCAGACCTCTAATCCTGACTGGTGAAGGTCTTTGATGATCCGGTCCTCTTGGTTGTGTCCAGTTGCAAATAGACGCAATATGCGTCCGTCTATGGGCTTCCTAGCAAAGACTCTCCATTGAAAATATATTTTTCTAACACACTCGGTCCCAATATTAGACGCTCCAAGTCTGTGAAAATACAAAGCCTGATTCTTCTGGTAGGACTGATAGATATTTTTGATAATTTGTTTTTCAACTGAAAGTGGTATAGCAACCATTATTCAATCCAATAATTTTTTAAAAAAACCCCCAGACAGGGAGGCTGTAGGGTTAAATAAATCCTGTGTCTGGGGGTATAACCACACCATTGTGGTTAACTCTTAATCAAGGTTCCACTTACTTCCACCGTTAGAATTTTTCTTTGGTGGTTCAGAATGCTTAACCGGAGCCTTGGCTTTTGCCTTGGAAAACAAAAACGAAGCTATCTTATTTTTATCAGCATAGCCATTAGTGCCTTTTTCAACAACCACATTAGCTTGGAACGGACGTTCTAATAATTCATCCGTATCGTCTGCATCAGGTCTTCCACAAGCCGTAGCCCATGCAACTAATTGTTGATGACCAATTCTCTCGGCAGTTTCAGAATTATTTTTGGTGTTAAACTGAAACCAAATTTTTCGTCCTTGATGAGAACCATCTGCCACTTCAAATGTGACAGCAATCATTTCTCCACCTGAACTTGTTGGACGCTCTTCGGCATCGGTTGCCCTCAAGGTATATTCTCCTTTAGGCATTAGTTCAAAACTCATAGGTTCTTGTGGTGCAACTTCACTTGGGTTAAATCCAAATTTAGGCATAATGATCTCCTTAACTAAATACTGGGATGACTTCAGATAAATTTTCAAAACTCATTTCAATTTTTTCAGGACAATCGAAACGATTTTTGGCGGCGAAAGCGGGATTGGGTTGGAAATGCAAAAAACGATCTCCACTGGATACACCACGATTTTTTGTGGTATTGAAACCCGTATCAGCCTTGCGGATCACAACGTCAAAAGCTGCAAAGCACAATGCATCAACCCACTCTTGTAACAATGAGTTACAATATTTAGGAAGTTTTGGTTCGTATTTATCAAATGGCTCCGTGCGTGGGTCTTCAAATTTGTTAACCGCACTGTGAGCTATCAATACTACGTTCATCCCACGATGCTCCCGAAGATAATCTAAACCCTGTAAAATTTCACGAAACTCTTCACAGACTTTTACCTTATCTCTACCGTATGACAACTCTTTTGCGTCATAGGTATCTTCGACAGATTTTACAATTAGAGGCTCAACTAGCCAATCCACGGAGTCGATCACACAAGTTTTGAAAGTGTGTTCACCGGACAATAATGTCTGAATATTTTCAGCAACTGTTGTCGCAGACTCTGCCCGATCAAATGACACAACGTCTAACGTATCAAGACCATCCTCAGTGCTAATGAATATGGGATCAGGAAATTGACTTGCCAATGTAGACTTACCAATACCGTGATCTCCATAGATACAAATTCGGGGTGGTTTTTTTTGTTTACCCCGTCTTAATTGACTTTCAAAGTCAGCCTTCTTTTTTGACATTTTTTTCTCCTTTATGAAATTAGCGGTTGTCATTCCGCATCTGCAAAATCCCATGTCACTTCGTGATACTCTTGCTTTATCCGGTTCCAACTAAGCATCCTGACAATCTCTGAATATTCGGATGCCACTTTGGTAACCATTCCACATATCGCAGGATCACCGAGTAACAGTAAAAAATCATCTTCAGAAAAATCTCTTAATTGTGTGTGAGCCACACCTGTCAAGTAATCTGTGTCATAGGGTCGCTGTATATGACTGGGATACAGAACGTGTAATTCCCCGTGTCGCCTAGCGTCTGACATATCTTTGTTGTTGTGAGCTTGGACAATATAAACCTTAGTCATTTTTAACTCCAAAATTTGCCATGAAAATTTCTGTGACATCTAAAAAGTGCTCGGCACCAATGTTGTGTGCAATATCTATGCATTCATTGATGTACCACTGAGTATCCAAATCATCCGGTTTGACGGACCAATCATCGACTTGCATACAGGCTTGTGCTCCGTCCGACTTGGGAACTTTATTGTTATTGTTTGCATACAAAATTGGTTCAGTGGCTTTTGTTGACTGATACCATCGGACAACCTTGCCAAGATATTTACCGTTTTGCACACCACCACCAGCTACGTTTCTGGCAGTAATAAACATATCAAAAGATGCGTTGTTGATTGTGCTATCAAAACTGGAACCGTGGGCAAGCCACTGCCCGACAGCATAAGCACACACTGGGGCTGTAGGATTCTTGCGAAGTGATACCGGACTGTAAATACCTTTAGACTTGGTGGTGCCATCTTTTTTGACCGCAATATAATTATTTACATCTTTCATTGCGAGTTTTTCATAGGGCGTGTATTCAAAAGTAAACCCACTCAATTCCTCAAATTGTTGCACGCACCAACGCACGTTTTGTTCATTATAATCAGCAACACGGATAACAATACCGTCTGTATTTGCAGACAGAATCGTAGCACCTTCTTGCTCTAATAATTCAATCAACATAAGCAATGTAAATTGTCCGGTCATTGTCACTGCCAACATTAAATCCGGTGCATAGAGAATACTGTGTCGGCTTGCCAACTTTCCAAACGTGCCGTTTAAACTAATTTTTAGTGTATCTGCCGTGACCTTATCGCCTTGGCTTTTGGCCCTCAAACGTTCATCGTAAATACGTCTGTACTCGTTTATAAATCTATCTCCGATGTGTGACGGTGATAAATTGCCGTTTAAAATAATCGTTGGATAGAAACTTGCAGCATCAATTTCAAAGATTAACTCATCCCCTGCCACATGGGTAACACGTTTATCATGGGTTGAATGCAATCCCCCAATGCCGAGCTTGTAACGTCCTGTCCGACTATACACTTCCATTTTGTCTAAACTGTCAGGCATTTTAATGTGACCAGATTTTGGATCGACATTGAATTTCATTTTGGCAATGTCATCAAGAACAGCCTGAGTTCCATCATAATGCAAATCTAAATAGTCAGGTGGGTTGTAAGATATTGTATCTGGAATTGGCACATCAAACGATTTGAGGTTGAGATTTTTTTTAAACCCGTGCTCTGCCATTTGGCTATCTGATTTGCTTCGTAGGTCAATTCCATATTGCTTGGAAATTTGTAACCGTAGCTCTAACTCTGATTCAAGCCTTTTAAACAACTCAGCAGTCGTATCAATATCGTTTTGACAGTACAACTCCAACTTACTTTGTTGCTCATCTGAGAGAGTCTCGTGTGGATCATAGGGCAAGTCCTGAAGCATAGGCATATTCATCCTTGCTCCGTAGGCTTTTAAACCTACAAAACTTGGTGCTACCTCAATCAAATCAATGTGATCGTTTAGGACATCGGTCAATTTGTATTCATTTTTAATTTGATACGATAATCCACCGTCCACTATCATTGTGTCACTAATGTGTTTAATGGTTTTCGTGTCATAACCTTGGCACCAAGCTGAGACAATAATACTGTCATAATAATTGCTGTTAAATCCAACGAACGTTTTTCGCTTGTCTGCAACAAACATCCGGAGTCTAGTCGCTGACCCTGATTCGCTATGCCAAAACGATTGACGTTCATCTGTCTCAACACACTGACTACAAAATAATGTGCAGTTTGGGTACACCTCAACATCAAAGATCCAAGTGCTCATTGATTACACTCCGAGGCAAGGTCTTTGTAATCAGGCCATGCACCTTGGTTAACCATATAACAATACTGTTTGAACTCCCAATTGAGGAAGTCCTGATCCTGTTGAAAAAAATATGAGTTGATGGTTAGGTAAACCAACACCAACATTATAGATATGAAAATCGTTGCATACATATTATTCATTTTCAGTTCTCAGTTATTGGGATAAAACCCTTTGTAAAAATAGAAACACTTTCACTTTTTTGTCAACACCTATTTTTGGGCCCAAAAAAAGTGTTTAAAATCAATAACTTAACGCAGCTATTGACACCTACTCCGGAAAATGTAATACTATAAAAATAACGATAACTTATAACTGTAACGGAGGCCCACATGGGAATTATCAGAAAGTCCAAAAACGTCACCACCGCCGAGCGCGACTTGGTGAAGCGTCTTACTAGACAATGCCTGAAAGAGATCGTGAAATCCAAATGGGAAATCACGGGGCCAAACTCTGAGAAACTGACTGTCTCAAAAGTCTGGGATAAACTATACCTCAAAGTTAAGTGTCGAGGTCAAAGTTCATATGGCGGTAAAAATTATATATGCATTGATGTTGGTCAATACCGTAAGGGCAACACTTTCCAACACGAGTATGCTCGGATTAAAAACGATCCGGTGATCGGGGAGTGTGCTTTTGAAACACCTGAAGATGCGTTGATGCTCATCGTGGCCCATGAAGTAGCACACCTCATCCACTACAACTACTTCATCTATACACGGTGGTTGCGTGACGGTGACAACACACCTCACGGAAAGAACTGGCAAAAGATTTACCGAATTTTGCGAAGAGAATTGGTCAACACAAACAAAGCGAGGTTAGTGGCATGAGTTATCAAGACGATGTAGAAAAACTAGACGTTGAGCAGATCCTGATGTGTGCCAAAGCGTTGAATGTTTTAAGTGAACGTGTGACCTACATGAACCCCAAATATTGCATCGAGGTCAAACGTTGTATTCGCAAATTAAAAAAACAGTATACCTCGTGGATGGATGAAGAAAGTGCCAACGAGGTTTTCAAAAATTTTTCAATTGAGGAGTCAAAAAATGAGAATGTATAGGGTGATCGAAAACAAAATGCGGAGTAGGTTTGACATGAAGAATGACACCCAGTGGTTTGACACGATTGCCGAGGCACGGGCCGAGGCATTGGAGTTGGGGATGCCACTCGACTCCGTGGTCCAAGAGTTGACCATCGGAGATAAAGGTAACCTGATACAGACCGTCAAAAATTTTATTAACGGTGACTACACCATAGACGGTGTGATCCGAACGGTCCGGAGTTTAGGGTCAAACAAACAGGTAGCAAAATTAAAAGTTGTTAATCTGGGTGACTATACATTTGACTCTACTCCGGAGTAGTGGTATAAGAGTGTATAACTTAGAACGGAGATAACAAATGGCTAATAAATACAAAGTAATTAAAAAACACATTTGGTACGATCTTGACGATAAGGTCACTGATGAAATTACATTAGCAACGTCAAAAGCTGATCTTTCACTCAAGCAAGCTACAGCATTATTGGTTTCTGCTAATGATAGTATCGATACTGATAAACAATATCATTATATGCAAGAAACAGATAATTCAGAGCCTGTGGCAATTTTTTATGAAAGAATTTTATTTCAATTGAGTCCACTTTAAAATTATCACTAATAACGGAGAACGGATATGAAATTCAAAATGCCAAAACACCCTTTCAGCAAAAAGCCTCCAAAGGCTCTGAAAGATGCGGTCAAGATGACCATTCAACTTCAGGATGAAATCCCTCGTGTTGGTTCGGGCTACCGAACAGTCTGGGCTAAGGTCAGTCGAAAGTGGACCTATGTCTGTGACTCGATGGGCAACAGGGCGAAGCTACCGACTATCCGGTTCAACCAATTAACTAGGAGTGCTCGGTATGAGTGACGATAAAAGAGGCTATGGTTCACCTTACGATAGAGGCAGTGCCGATAGCTATTACGACAGACCGTTTAGCCCACACTACAATGTGTGGGTAGACGGGAAGTGTACCACGGTGCTTCGAGTTGATATGACCAACTTTGAGGTGAACGAATATTACGAAGGCTATCGTTCCAATGAGGAACTAGGCCACAAAAAAGAATATTAGAACGGAGAACTTGAAATGATTAAATTTGTAGATCCCAACGAAACCCACCCAGATTTCAAAGGCCAAGAGTGTGGCTATGCCAACGCACATGGGTGGTCAGACATTAACCCTTGTGAAATTGTAAGGGTGGTCAGCGACAAGTGTTTAGAAGTTCGTCATATGGATGCGGAACAACTCCACACTCCAGAAGACCTCGGTTGGGTAAAGGGTGGATTTTCCTTTATCGCAACCAACAATCATCACGGGCAAAAGTGGAAGATCACCTCTAACCCAAAAAATAGAGTTTTTAAAATTCGCAGACATAAAAATGGAACTTGGAAGGAAAAACATGGGGGCAGACACTGTCTGTCGGATATACCCAGAAAACACTATGACTACAACTTTTAACAAAAAGGGGCTTCGGCCCTTTTTTTAGTGTTGACCCTTTCCGGAGTAGATGGTATAACACTTGTATAACTTAGAACTTAAAACGGAGATAACGACATGGAAACTTTCATCAACCACTACCAAACTGTTCAAGACCTCGTAGCTATCGAAGCTAAAATTGCATCTCTTACTGCACGCAAGAAAGAGATCCACGCCCAACTCAAAAGTTATGGTAAGAACTTTGATGTAGCTGGTCACGGTTGCACGGTTCAGGTTCGCACACACACTCGTAAAAATGTGGATGTTGTAGCCCTCAAAGCAAAAGTGTCACGGCAGTTTCTTCAGGCTCACACCACTGAGAAAGAAATCACCACGGTGTGTCTCAAGTCTTACGCAGCTTCAACCACTCTAGCATTGAAGGGAGCTGCATAATGAGTAAAACTGCAAAAGTTACCTCGGCAGTAACCGTTCAGGCTGATGTGTTCAATCACATCAGCCCCAACCTTTTACCTATTATCCATGACTTCTGTTCGGCCTACAAAATACCGAGGCACGAGATTATGGATTATCTAATCTCTGAAGGTTTGAGAAAGACGATCAAAAGTGACTACGGACTCGTTGAAGAACTCAGTGACTATTATGTGCTAAACAGGATCGAGTCCTCTAACAATTTTCACGATGCGTTGGAAGAACGACTGGGTGAAGACTACGGTAAAACTAATTGGTTTCAACTATCGAAGAGAGATTTTTAAATGGAAAAGCAATCTGGTTACAATTCTAGTTATAGGGCCAAGACCAAGACAAGTGGCCTTATTAGGGTAGAGGTCGTAGTACCTTCACAGAGTAGAGGGCAAGTGTTAGAGCTTGCCCGAAAACTTCGGGAAGAATTTAAGAACCCCATAGTTAAGAAACCGATACCCTCGCTCCGAGATGGGTCAACCGAGTGAGGCTCCGCGACTATCAGCTTGAAGCGACACGAGCCTGTATCGAAGACCTCAAGCAAGGGTTTAACCCATGTATCACGATGGCAACTGGCACAGGCAAGTCAGTTGTCATTTGTGATTTAGCCGCCAAGCTCAGTTCAACGTATAAAAAAAGAGTTTGGATTTTAACCCACAACGTAACTCTGACTCAGCAGAACCATGCCACATGGGAAAAGAATTTTAGTTACGCCTGTAGGGCAGGTGTGGTTTGTTCAAGTGTCAGATCACCGAGGGAATGGGACTTCACGGACCCCGTGATGTTTGGCACCATTCAGACTGTCCAGAGCCACGTTTATCGAAACACATTACATAACTTTTTGATACCAGACCCTGATGTTATCATTATAGATGAGGCACATCGTGTTCCGATAACACAATCTGGTAAGTCACAATATGAACGCATTTTCAAATGTTATCCCAATGCCCAACGTGTAGCCTTTACAGCTACCCCGTGGAGAATGGATGATGGACCAATATTTAAGGAGAAAGACGATGTTCGAACTAGCGATGATGGCAACATACACGATAGCACTAGCAGTGGGTGGTTTGATCGAGATTGTTTCAGGTATGATGTAAAGCGAGGGGTCGAGGAAGGTTACCTCGCTCCGTTGGTTGGGGTACATGAGGAGCTACAACTGAACCTCGATGAAGTACCCATAACAGGCAAGGGTGATTTCAGTAAATCAGAACTGGACCGCCTCATGCATCAGGCCGAGTATGACAATTGGTTAAAGGCCGTAGCTATATCCCTCAACCATTTTAGTGACCGGAAGTTTATTGCTGTCTATTGTACGTCAGTCAAAATAGCTACACGGTTTGCATCATTCCTATGGGAACTAACCAACCGGAAAACCTGTCAGGTTTATGGTCACCACAAAAAAGATCAACGTGAACAAATCTTTGAGACTGTCAGGTCAGGTAGGTGCAACGCTTTAGTATCGGTGGACATGCTTACGACTGGGTTCGATTTGCCCCATTTGGATGCTATTGTGTGCCTGCGTCCTACGCTTTCAAGCAGTCTATGGGTGCAGATCATGGGCCGAGGAACACGGTTGGCTGAGGGCAAGGATGATTGTCTGGTGCTTGATTACGTTGGCAACTTTCAACGTTTGGGTGGTGTGCAGATGATGGACACTTACAAGAACGCTACATCCGAGGAAGATGTTCAGGCTGAGACTCCGGTGAAGCCACGGGTCAAACAGGAACGGCGAGTGTTCCCCGGTGTGAAAACTCTGGAGATTATTGACCCATTAACTGGGAAGGGTGTGACAGATAGCTCAGTCATCGAAGCAAAAGTACATGACTGCTCCGGTTGGGTGAAAGGTGCAAACAGTTACATAACTGTCAAATATATATGTACTACCAATAACGGTGCTCGAAT